GACATTATGTGCTCGTGTTATCTGGTGGATTGGGAGCTATCGTATCCTTGTTACCCGTGAGCGTCGGCGTCTGCGTGTTTTGCTCAGTCGAGATTTGGTACTCGTTCGTGCCACCAGCGATCAAGTAGTTATCACCAGCATCGATATTCGCATCAGGCCGGGGAAATCGGATTGTGATCCGCTCCGTCTTGCGTGCTGGTAAGCGATAGGGGTCCAGTTGGTCCGCGCACCCTTGGTTGCACACTCGCAGACCAGGAAAATTCGGATCATTCCTCATCACCGCGTGCGGGCGCTTCATCTTGCACCGGTCGCATATCGCGATAGCGATGTCCGATAAGCCGCGTGTGTCAAGAAATATGGGCATATCAGTTAGTGTACACTGAGATGTTCGGGGCGAAGTAGATCGGCGACTTGTCGCGCTCTTCTTGCTCGGCAAGAGTGAGGTACTTGTCCGCTTGAACCTCTAAGTACTGCACACGGTCGAGCGGCACATTGGGGAGTTCCAGCGACATACGATGCGAAAGCATCATGAGCACCGCCTCGTACCAGCGCTGGGGTATTTCCAACTCGCCGTACAGGTCACCCACGTCCATGATCTGCCGCGAGTACCACACCGTCATCTGGTAGAACGCGTTCTGCGGAGTAGGCCAAAGCCAGATCTGCGATTGAGGAACGGTACGGTTGAACCAGAACTGGAACGGCTGATTAGCTGTGAAATTCTTGTTCGGCAGGTTCGTGTAGTCGTCGCGATTCAGCCGCGACATGGTGATCTCGGTCGAATTGTTCCCGAAGTATAGCTCGCGGAGGCTTAACGTGGTCCCGTTGTACGCCCGGATGCGGTAGTAGGGTACGGTCTGACCATTGTCGATATCGGTCCACACCCATTCGTTGTCGACGACGGGGATCGTTCCGAGGTCCACGAGAGTACTCCAGCTACTACCATCGCTTGAATATTCCAAGATGATCGACCAAGTACCGGAGGAGGCCGGGAGGAACCCTATCGAGCCGATGTATATCGGGTTCGAAGGTCCAAAATTAACCGAGATGTTACCATTAGTGGACGTCTGAGTGCAGATCGTATCCACGTCGCCGTCGTAGACGTTCGCTATCGTGCCGCCAGCGGACGACGTGTACGCCCCATTCGGGCGCGACATCCAGCGATAGAGTGCATTGAGCACGTCGTTACCACCCAGCGGGAGGTCGTAAATGTAGCGATCGGGGCTGAACCCATAGACCTTCTTGTCAATCGCCCAATACTGAATGCCGATGTTGATAAGATTCGAGAGGAGAAAGAAAAGCGACTGACGAGCGGAAAGCACCTGCTCCGAAGTCAGCTCTTCCGCTAGCTTGCCGCAGCGCCGAGCGCCATGATCAATCAGCGTTTGAACTGTGATTACGGTAGTCCCAGTGGTTCCGGAATATGCCATAGATTACCAATTCGGGGATGCTTTGTTCTTTGAAGAGGTGTTCGCCTTGCACTCTTTCATGCTCACAGAACCGCCTTTGGCATACCCCTGCTTTGCTTTCGCAAGCCGGAAATCGAACTCATTCTGAGCGGCGTACGGGTTATCGTAATTTGCAAAGTCTTCGTCATCAACTCCGTTTGAACTCCGTCGATGCAATAGCTGATATTTTCTATCCGCATTGTTTAGGCCTAACGATAAGCTATCATACCTATCAGATGCTCTACCATTCTTTTCCAAGGTGCTATGTAAATCCGCCGCACTCATGAAATCCCCTTCTCTTTCGCCGAGAGAAGGACCATCGCCACCGATGCCACGTCGAGCCATAGCCGCACCAGTTCCAGCGAGACCGCTGCCGGTTCCGGCGAAGCTCATACCGGCGCGGGCAGCCCCACTGTCGGCTTTTCTGAGTTTATCTCTTTCTGCCATTACTGCTCCTAGGTGCCGGTTGACTACCGATTTTACCACACGCTCGTACGACGCACTACCATCCGGGGCAGTTCCATCGCTGCATTGAAGCCCTTGCGCGACTACCCTTTTCGCTGGCCTTCGCTGCCGGTTCCATTCGAGCACAGAATGAATCGCGCCGGGAACCGCCTTGCGGTTGTGGGGCTTTCAAGTTCGACCCGGTCTCCCGGTTGTACTTGGCTCGGCCCTTGGCCGTTAGTCCTGCCCCTTCTTTGGCAGGAAGCTTTTCACCACGCCCGATAGCCAAGCTCGGACCGCCTTTAGCGAATTTTTTACCTTTGTCAGCATTTGCGAACTCCTTACCTACTTTTTGTGGAACGCCGCCGAACCCGCCCTTGGTGTGGGCAGCAGCCATCATCAGTCGGTGTTGAGCGGCTGATTTGCTTGGCATTACGACACCGGATTAACGTAAGACTTCTGCATTTCCAACACCACGGTGTAGGTGTCGCCAGCGGCCCCATCCAGGGTAGTGAAAGAGATACCGCCGGTTTTGCCTGCGCCAGCGTTGTTGGTTAGACCACCAATTTTGGTGTAGTCTTGCGTGTACTGACTGTTCTGCGGAACGGTTTCGATCACCACTGGTGCAGTGGCGACCCAGTTCATCTGCACTTCCAGCCCGTGCGTGAGCGCCGTGACTTTCAGAATCGTTACCCCGTTGCAAGCGCCGCCCGCAGCGGAAGCTCCAAGAGTGGAAGGGTTGACCTTGACTACGTTCGTTTCATTCTCGGTCGCACCCATTGTCGCGTAAAATTTCATGATCGCGATGCGCTCGCCATCAAATATGGTCTGGGAAGTAGCCGTAATAGCCATAAGAATCTCCAAGGGAGCGGGGGCCGAAGCCCCCACTGGTTAGCACACTTCGCCGCCGCGCTTGTAAGTTCCGGCGAGTCGCGTGATCTCTACTGGGCCGGGTTTGGGCTTACTGCCCTGTGGCATCTGTACGGGAGCGCCAGAATCAACTTTTCCCCCCGTAGCAAAAGGCTTTTTTGCGGCACCACCCTTCTTGAAGCCGCCTTGGCCGTTGACTACGCCGCCAGTAGCGTACCCGCCTTGGCCGTCAACGACACCGCCAGTGGCGTAACCACCTTGACCATTCACTACGCCGCCAGTCGCCTTCTTCATCGGCTTGCCGCCCTTTTTGAGCTCCAGCTTGGTGCCTTTGCCGCCTTTGTGCTCTTGCGCGTCATGCTGCTTGAATGCCTTCTTGACCATGGCCTTATCCTGCGCCATGTCTGCGTCCCCACCCTCTTTCATGGGCATGCGACCCATAGGAGGAGCGGGGCGACGGCCAGCCATACGCTTCGCGGCAAGTGCGCGAGCAGCGCCGGGGTTGCCCATAGGGATGTTGAGCATCGGAGACGAACGAGACAATGCGCCCATCATGCCGCCGTCGGCCTTCTTAACAGGCTTTTTGTCGCCCATCTTTGGCACGCCCTCTTTAATCATGCGCTCAAAAGAAGCTGATCCGCCTTTTTTGAGATGCAGAGTCACTGAAGGCTCAGTGGTCTCCATTTTCACCATCGGTTTAAATTGTCCCATGTCGTTCTCCTTTAGGCTTGAGTGACGCCGAGAGCACCAACGCGAGTAGCGGTGGGGCCAACGGCAATACCGGGCAGGGCGATGGTCATCACGGTGCGGCAGATACCGTCCGATGCCGTAGCGGGAGTGTAAGTTCCGCGAACGTCGCCGGTGGTCGCAGTCGCAGTGTTTTGATCTGCAGCAACGAATGTACCAGCGTCTTGCGCCAGTGTGTCATTGCTTTTCACGCTGGTGATGTAGCCTGCATTAAACACGCGAACTGGAATGCCCAATTTATCACTCGTGCCGATCAAGACGGCGGTAGCGGAACCAGCAATGGTCGCGCCGGAGACTGAGAAAAAGGCTTTCTTACCAGTGACGGCAGTACCGGCAACAGCCACCGTGATCGTCTCGGTCATCAACTGGCCGTAATAATCATAACCAGTGATGGTGAAAGCACGGGCAGTGGTGGAGCAGTTCACTTTAACGGCGCGGGGGCAGTCCAACTGGATCACAGACACGCCACTCGCGGTGGTAATAGCTTTCGAGGAAGTACCAGCGGTCAGTGTTACAGCACCGGCAGCGGCGGCAGTCTGCGACGCGGCGATATTGTTAGTCACTGCGGCTTGGGGCATGATATCCCAGATGTAAACGCGACCCAATGGTCCAACACCCAAGTCCATAGGGGAGGGGTCGTCCAAGCCGATGTTGCCATGGGCGTACATCGTGGTGCTCGAAGCGGTCACGGACTGGTTGATGGTGTAAGTACCAGTGCCGCCGGTCCCGGTTCCGTAGCCGGTGATGTAGGTTCCGTCGGTTACGCTAGAACCGTCAACGTACATACCCACCACAATCGGAGCGCCTTGCAACAGCGCGGTTACAGTCAAAGTCGTGGTCGCCATCGAACCCGTGAAGGTGGTGGTATAGGGGCGAAGGCCGAGACCCATGTAGGTCTGTGCCGGACCTAAGAATAGGTCATCTGAGAATTGAGGCATGGTCTGCTCCTTGAAAAGTTTGACCGATGTTAATAAAGGTCGGAGGTGATTAGCGGCTCACCCCCGAAAGCCAGTTCCCGTTACAGTCCGGGAGTACCGTACACAGCGCGAGGATCGGTCCATCCGGGGATGTAACGCTCGGTCGCCTTGTAGCGCATGGAGTCAGTCTCGAAGTCACCTTCCATGGTCTTCTCCAGCTTACGGCGCATCATGAGCTTCATGCCCTCGGGTGCGTCGGTCTGAATCCACCAAGAGTTGGGGTTGGTCAAACGAGACATAACGGTAGCGCCTTCGGCCATCAGACCAATGGATTTCACTGGGTTGATGTCGTTGTTGGCAGTACCAGCACGCAGAACGGATTTGAGCAGCACTTCAGCTTGGAAGACGTTGCCGGGGGCGACGACTAACTGCTTAGGCACCAAACGAATCTTCTTCTGGTTATTATCCACTGCTTGACGGATCTGAATCAACATCTGCTCAAGCGATGTTTGCGACAGGTTCGCGGCGGTGGACAGTTGGTTGCTGAACGTACCGATCGCCAGCGGGTGTGCAGTGTTGATGAGCGAGACGCCATCACCACCGACATACGAGCTATTGAAAGCACGATTCAGAATGTTCGCACACAGGGTCTCTTTGGTCTCGATGAGAGACTGAGCCAAGTGACGAGCATAGACCTGACCGATGCGGATATGGTCGCCGTCTTCGACCAGCACTTTGGTCAATGCGAAGGCGAGGCCATATACATTGTACACGTAGCGTTGGAGGAAGAGCACGCCACCCTGCTGGTACGAAACCGGAGTTCCGTCAGGCAGTTGAGGCGCAGCGCCGAATCCGTACAGGACGGGCTCTTCGTGGTAGTTGCGGGGAATACCGTTTTGCTCGCGGAAAACCCGCGACCATTCGTCGGTACGTTGGTCATAAACGCCGTCGAAGCATTCGTTCAAGATCGGTTCAACAATCGAACGAAAGTCCGTACTTCTCATTGGAGCAGCCATTTTTTATGTCTCCTTAAATAGCGTTAATGGTAGCAACGTACTGGCTGCGGCTAACTTGGACGTTAACCACGGTGTACGAGTCACCCCAAGCGTTATCCACGCCGGTATACAATCCGATGATGCGCAAGTCACCAACGGCACTAGTGCCAACCAACGAAGTGGAGATCGTGCAAGCCGACAAGCCAGTGGTCGTAGAACCAGCGGTGATGTTGGAGAAGTTCGCTTGATCGCCAATAGAGGTCTGAGCTAAAGAACCATCAGCTTGGATGGCATAAACGATATTAGGATCGCTGTAGTAATAAGCTACGCACGAACCGGTAATATACGCGGTGGACGCGGGCCAGTAATTGGACACGCGGAAACGGCCAGTTGTATCGGTCCACTGCACACCAGCGAACGCGCCTTGGTAGGCGCTGCCAGCAGTAGCGGCGACGATAACGCCGGAGCTGTTGAGAGCTACTGGCTGGCCTTTTAAGATGGCCGAGCTGTAGCCCGAAGCAATACCGTCAGTCAAGGCAACAGCGCGATCCAAACCAGTAGGATGGAACGATGGAACCAGACCGAACGGTTGATTAGTAGAAGACATATATCTCTCCAGTAAACAAGTTCGAAATCCGTCAGGTAAATACCGGAACGGGCATGGTGATATCAAGCAAATCTATGCCTTCACCTTCAACTTGACCTAGGCGCTTACCGTTACTGTCTCGCTGTTGCGATTGAGATTCGATGTTGTGCCGTATTGAGTCCGCGTCTTCTTGGGGAGCGTAGTGGTGCAGTTCGGCCATGATGGACTGATAGACGTCGTCAGGCATCTTGTACAGTATCATTTCATTACACGCGACAAATCCAGTCATTTCACCGGCTTTAACTTTGTAGTTCTCAAAGCCTGGAACTTCCTCGATCATCACTGGCTCATATCCCATGCGAATGCGCTTATGGATAGGGTCGTAGCTGTTGGTGGTGGAAAGCCAACATAGATGGTATCCCGGGATATCCGGGGGCTTGGGGAGGGATTCTTGAATCCACTCGTTCCGGAACATCCTACGACGCTCCTGTTCTGTCGCTAACTCGTTTGTGGCGGCACTGCGACGGCTATCCTGCGTTGCGCGGGATTCGCGTCCACCAGCGGTCAGATCTTTTTTAAGGCGGTCGTCTTTCATGGTTTAACTCCGATTCTGTGAATTACGGTCATACTCGGCATATTTGCGAATCATCTTATTGCGTTCGGTCGGGTCATCCCACCTGCCAGCCTCTTTGATCGCTTTGACGCGATCGGGAGACAAGCGGAATTCATTCGGCCTTGCGGACGGTGCTGATTCACGACCTGAGCTTGTAACCACGGAACGGGGTCTCCTTTCCGGCGACCTTTCGCCAGATACACCATTATAATGGTGAGGAAGGTATTTTGTCAATCTATTATCCAGCTCTTCCCAGTAATCCTGGCTTGTCGGGTCCCAGCCTTCGCGTACGAGAGCCTCGTCGATCTTCACCGCGATCTGGCTGTCCGTGTCGCCCCCGTTGGGGTCGTACCACGAATTTCGCGACATCCAATCACCCGCGTGCTTCTTGAGCCGGGGGTCCGGAGAGCGGGGGACGGATTGTCCGGGGGTGTCGTTGATGGTCTTCTTTTTTAGAGCATCCAGAGCTTCGACTTGGCGACGGGCGTCGTACCACGCTTCCTGCGCGTCGGCCAGTGCCGCACCGTCGGCCATTTCGGTAGCCTCTTTGATCTTGTGTTTCGCATATTGGAGCCGGACGTGAGAGTCCTCGATGGCTTTGTCCAACCGCGCAACATCCGCTCCAGCCGTCCGTTTCTCAAGCACGGCCAGTCGCTCGACCATCTGCTCATTCTGACGTTTCAGCGAGTTGATCAGATGGGTCGATTCGGTCGCTCGGGCTTTCGTGAGCTTCTTCTTGAGTACTCGCTCCTCGCGTCGAGCAAGTCGAATAGCTTCTCGCTCCGGGTCGGCGTGCGGCGTGTTATCTTCCGGGGTTCCGTCATCGTCCTCGTGATCGTCACGAGGTTCGGCATTGGATTCTGGGCGGTTCTGACTCTCGTTCGGGGATTCTCCGGGGGGTAGAGAGACCACAGCGGAGCCGTCCGCGTCCTCTTGCATTTGCAAGTCTACTTTTTCGGTAGTGCTCATAGGTATGCCTTCACTTTCATGGGGTCACCAGTGACTTTTGCAATCACCTCGTGATCGTTGAAGATACTGAAAAGTGCCTTAGCTTCGCCGTT